GTAGGAGCTTCAATTCCTGATGGATATTATGCTGTAAAAGAATATACTATTTTATTTGATTTTAATAAGTTTTTAAAAGATTCATCGCTAGAAGAAGCTAAATTAAGTTTAAGGGGGGCAAAATTTGCCTTAGAAATAGATCCAAATAATAAATATTATTCTGAACAATTAAAAAAACAACAAGAAATAGTAAATAATCTTTTGGAATATGACAACTAAACGACTTACTTACATAAACGGAAAAGCTAACTGGTTAGAAATAGAAAGTCGACCAGTTAGCAAAATTAATCGTCGCAATGTTCTTGGTAAAGATCCAACAATTGATCAATATATTAATGACAAAGGCGGTATTTTTAGCCACGCGGATAATAAAATTTATTATAACAAAAAGGATTATTTGGCTTCCATAAAAAAAGCTGGATGCCACATTAAAGATTATTAAAAAAAGTATTTGACAATTATAATATAATTTCTATTTTAGCTTAATAACCAATTTTATAAACAAAAAATAATTTATGCACGATATTCTTAAAGAAAAATTGTTAGAAAGTATTAGTAAAATTGAGGAAACAAAAAATCCAATTGAGGAAACAAAAGAAATAAAAAAAGAAGTTGAAGAAAAATTAGAAGATAATGCAAAAGAAATTGAATCTACTGATAATGTAGAAGAAGAAATTGCAGAAAAAGAAGAAGATGTAAAAGAAAATATTGACAAGGGTATTGACCTAAAAAAAATTCTTAGTGGACAACCGCGGGAATTTAGGGAAGCCGTTGAATTAATTGAAAATCCTGAAATACAAGCAAGGGTTATTGAGGCAGGCAAAATTTTGCGTGCTAGAGAAGACCAAGTAAGGCTTGAACTAGGAAACACCAAAAAGGAAATGGCTAATTTTAAGACTTTTGATGAGTCTTTTAAAAAAAACCCAATCCAAACTTTAAAAGATTTAGCAAAATTTGCTAAAATCGACTTAACTAGTCTAATAGAACCTGTTCAAGATGAGTATGATTATCGCACTCCTGAAGAGATCGCTAGAGACAATCATTATAAAAATATTGAGTCTAGACTCGCCCAAATAGAAAAACAGAAACAAGAAGAAATAGCAGAAACAAATTTGAGAGAAATTGAAGAATTTAGAACTGCTAAAGATAGTAATGGTGAAATTAAATTTCCTCATTTTGAGAAAGTTAGGGCTAATATGGCAACCTTTTATATTGAAGGGCATCCATTATATAATCCTAATTTAACTCTTGAACAAGCGTATAAAAAAGCAGTAATGCTAGATGACGAGCTTGTAGAAATGAGGGATATTGAAATTGCAAAAAAAGCTATGGAAAAACGAAAAGAAGAATTAGAAAAAGCCAAAAGGCTTAAAAAATTCTCAGGCAGAACCTCAAATGTGAGTGTATCTCCCGTTAATCCAAGAGCCGCATTAGAAGATATTGTTTCTAAACATTTTGCTGGGGCGTTATAGATTATTATTTGTAAAATTTAATAACTTTAATAAATTATAAAATGCCTAATCCAAATTCAACTGTTGGACAATTATTAACTACTACGCTGGACAATTATGCTCCAACTATTATTGATAACGTAACCAACAATCATCCTTTGCTTGAAAAATTAAAATCTAAAGGAAATATTATCAAAAAAGGTGGTGGTACTACTTTTCAAAAAAAGCTTAGTTATGCAACAAACGGAACTGTACAATATCAAGGTGAGTATGATACTTACAACACAACTCCACAAGATGTAATAACTACTGCAACTTTTGCTCAAAAAATCTTGACTGGTACTGTAACCATGACTGATTTAGAATATGCACAAAATAATGGGCCGCAACAAATTGTAGATTTACTTGCTGAAAAAATGAAGGTTTTACAAGCTTCATTGTCAAATCAAGTAGGAACTTCAATTTATGCTGACGGAACTGGTTCTGGTGGTAAAGATATCGGCGGTTTACAACTTTTAATTGCTGATGCCCCAACATCTGGAACAGTAGGTCAAATTAATAGAGCTAATTATTCTTTTTGGCAAAATAAACTTTATGATTTTTCTGTCGAATCGGTAACAGCTTCAGCTACCACTATTCTTGGTGCTTTTAACACTTTATATATTAGATGCCAAGCTCAAATGGGCGAACTTCCTGATATGATTGCTGCTGATAGCGTTTATTTTAGTTATTTTGAAACTGCAACTCAAACTATCCAAAGAATTAGTTCTGATAAAATTGGAGCAATGGGTTTTGATAATTTAAAATATAAATCAAGCGATGTGTTTTATGATCCAGAATGCCCTGCTTCGCATGCGTATTTTATTAATACAAACCATATTTTCTTAGACTATTTAGGTAAGTCATTGTTTACTACTGGTGAAGCAACTCGCCCGTATAATCAACCAGCTTACGTAATTCCAATGACTATGATTGGAAATATGACTATTGATAATTCAAGAGTTCACGGCGTTATGCACGCTTAATTAATAACAATTTATAAATAAAAAATATGTCTACTTTTTCTCCTGTCGATGGTAAAGTGATTCCACAAGCCATTGCCGACACTTCAACAGTTCAACTCTTGCCATTAGGTACTAGAGTTAAAGCTGTTGACATTGCCTCTACTGCTTACGGTGAAGGCGAATTTATCTATTTAAAAGGCGTTGCATCTACTGTTGTAGGTTCATGCGTTCTTATTCATCTAGATGATTTTTCAACTTCTTTATTGGCCGCTAATGATATTGGTGATGTTGCTTTTGCAATGTCAGCAAATGTTGCGTCTAGTTATGGTTGGTATCAAATCTACGGTAAAGCTGTAGGTAAAGTTCTCGCTGGATTTGCTGATAATGCGAATTGCTACGGAACTGCTACTGCTGGTTCAATTGATGATACTGTTGTCACTGGCGATAGAATCAAGAAGTGCAAAGGTGCTTCTGCAATCGATACGCCTTCAACTGGCTTGGCTGAGCTTGAAATAGCTTATCCATTTGTTGATGATGGTTTAGCTGCTTAATTGTAGTTAAATTATCTGGAGGGGCTTAAAAACCCCCTCCTAATATTAATTTAAATAAAAAAAAATGACAAATTTAGTCCTTAATGTATCTCCAAATCAGTTAGTATCTGATCAAAATTTAATGATAGCTTTTTTTGATAAAAAAAATGAAATAACTAAACAATATGACTTGTGGGTTCATATTGCAATACCAAACGATCCGGGAACTATAGCAATAAGAAAAGCTGTTGAAAGAGTTATTTATGATCAAGGTGGAGATAAAACATTTGTTCACGAAAAAGATTTATATAAAAATGCTTATAAAACATATCTTTTCTTAAAAGAAAATGGTGCACCAGATCTTGAAGCCGAGATCGCTAAATTAAGAGCTGAAAATGAAAAATTAAAAGCAAATGTAACTTCTATTGCTGATTTAGAAAATAAAGATGAGGAAGATAAAAGAACTGCCTCTGAACTTAAAATTGAGTTAGATGATTTAGGAATAGAATATAAAGGAAATGCTTCTAAAGAAACTTTATTAAATTTATTAAAAAATAGATAATGAATCTTTTAAATATTTCACAATCAATTTTAAAAGAAACTAAATCTAGTAATATTCCAACTACTATTATTGGTAATACTGAAGATGTTGCAAAACAAATTCTTGAAGTAATGACCGTGTCGATTATTGAATTGGCACGGTCTTACGATTGGCAAGAATTACAAAAAGAAAAAACATTTAATACAGCAGTTTCACAAGTTGGATATATTTTACCCGAAGATTTTGACCGATTTATAAATGGAACTTTTTGGAATACCACAACGCAACATGCGGTAGCAATGCCAGTTACTCCTGAAGAATGGAGAATTTTAAATAATCAAGGTATTACTGGTGGAACTGGTTTTAGTTATTCAAGAATTAGAGCAGGACGCGTTTTATTGTTTCCTACACCCGCTGCTATTGAAGCATATATTTATGAATATATTAGCAATCATGTTATTTTAAGTTCAGGCGGAACTGGACAAACTGAATGGTTGGCTGATACTGATGTTTCTGCTATTGATTCTCATATATTAAGATTAGACGCAACTTGGAGATGGTTAAAAAATCAAGGTCGTCCTTATGCTGAAGAACAAAAAATTGCTAATAATGCAACAACTGAAAGAGCTAGAACAAATGGTGCCAGAAGAACAATAAAACATTATTACTATGACAGTAACATTAAAGTTGGATATCCAGCAACAATTACTCCCTAAATGGTTTTAACATTAAAAAAAATATATCCATCATTAGATAAAGAACGAAACGGACAAGCTCTAAGAGTAAATGTTCCTTGTCCATCTGGCGGATTAAATACTAGAGATAGTGAAAGCTCAATGG